TAGTTCCTTCTGGACAAACACAATTGCCTAATAAGTCTTTCTTTTTACCTGAGCCTTCTGGACAGCCGTCACCATCGGCGGCGGCAGCGGCAGCGGCAGCGGCATCATCAATAACCTTCTGAGCAGCAGCGGCATCATCAATAACCTTCTGAGCAGCAGCGGCATCAATAACTTTAGCATCCGCAGGTTTGTCTGGGTTTAAGCAAGCACCAGCAATAAACACACCTCCAGCCAAGGCACATGCGGCGGCGGTAACAGCGGCAGCAATAGCGGCAGCTTTATCGGCAGCAGCTTTATCGGCGGCTATGCTTTCGGCGGTGTCTTGATTTGTGATGGTTACATCCGCGTCCGTTGCCGCTTGGTTAATGGCTTCTATAGAAGTATTTGTGGCAGCGGCTAGGTCTTCCGCTGATACGTTAGCGGTATTAGAAGCGTTAACCACGGCTACAACAGCATCTGCTGAGTTACCGTATATTTCAACTGCTGCGGCTAGAACATCTGCAAGGGTTCCAGTCCCGCTTAACACATCCTGAAACGCAGCGTCTTTTTCTGCGTCTGTTAATATTATGTCATCGCCGTCTGTCGCAAGTGTCCCGTTGCCATCATCAATAACTGTAATAGTGTCATCAACACCTAAATCAATGTCTTCAAGATTATCCCCCTCCCCAGTGGCGGTAGTAAATACTCGGTTCGCCCCTTCAGTTGCGGCTTCGGCTATGTCAGCACTCTCTTGATTAAAAACAGTTAACTCAGCCTGCAACGCAGTAGTATCACGGCCTTCACTCATAGCCCTATATATTGCGGCTTCCATTTCTAGTGCGGCTTTCAACCTAGGGTCAGTTTCCATTGCTGCCGCTTCTTCTAGTTGATCCGCAACTACTCCATTCCCAGCGCTCTCGCTTTCAAAACCCCCACCGTCTGTAGGTGCGTCTTTTAGGTACGGAATAAGTTTTTCCCATGTAACCGGCTCTCCTCCCAAATAGCCCTCGAAGGAGGCAGCTTGCGATTCAGCGGCGGCGGCGGCGGCAGTGGCGGCATCAGCGGCGGCAGTGGCGGAAGAGTCAGAACTAGTGGTGGAAGAGTCAGAACTAGAAGAACTAGCCGCATCAGTAGTGACGTTTTTGTCAGGGATAAATATAGGGTAGTACCCGCTTGTGCCAGACCCACTACCCGTATTAGGGTTAAAATTTGGCAGTACTTCCCCCGTCATTAGGTCTTGCCATTTGCCTTTAACTCCCTGTGAAGATGTAGAAGAGTCAACCCCAGTATTCGCTAGTTCGGCTAAAAGTGCATCTTTGTCATCACCAAAAAATTCTAAGCCGGAATCCGAAAGTGCGTTAACAGTCTCGAAAGCATTTAAAACAGTGGCTTCAACAGTTTCTCCTTCTCCTTCGTTTTCAAAGTCGTTACCTAAAGTTCTTTGTGATAAATCTATAGCCATATCTACTTGTTGAGCAGCGTCGTTTATCTCTTTTTCTTCTGGGGTCATTGGGGTTGCTAATGACCCCTTGGAGCCAAGACCCATTGCATCAAAGAGTCTGTAAGCTAAGGCAAAGCCAGCCGTCGCAGGGTTTGCAGATAAAATATTAAGAACAACACTTTCCGATTTAGATTCTTTCCCACTAATAGCACCAACTATAGAACCTAAGCCCCCTGCGAAAGTGCCTTGAGCATTTGCGAGGTCGCCTATAGTAGCGTCTCCAATGGCTGCGGCTGCTTTTACGTTATTATAGTTCTGTAAATTACCTATCGTGTTGTATGTACTCCCTGCCACACTTGATAGGTTTACATTGTTCCCGTCATCTTCAGAGGATGCGCTTAGTGCATAAGGGCTATTTGGGCCAACTCCCGCCGGAGTTGCGTTCATTATTACTGGCGATTGATTAACTGGAAAACTTGACGCTCCCGATAACGAAGAATTAATGTTCCCTACCAAACCAAGTGCTTCCATAATATCGAAGCCTTCATCAGGATCAGATGCAGCGGGGGTAGGAGCAAAGGCAGCACGAGCGTCAGCACGGGATACATTCATCATATCTGCTACAATATCTAGGTCCGCACCAAGGGTAACAATAGCGTCAGAAATCTCGGTAACAGAAGCACCGGGATTATCCGCCATATATTTAAGTACGCGATCTTCTGCTGCTGCCATACCTATCCCTACGGTGTCGGTAGCGTTTCAGGCACTGCTGAAACAAAGACTACTGTTAATAAGGTGGACGGCACGGCAGGGCGGGGACTTGCAGCCGCCTGATAATCAACCGTTATGTTTAAATCGTCTGTTGCCCACATAAGCTCTACGTATTGCCCCGCTGTTAAGTCCAGCGTAAAACTGTATTCAAAGTTATCTACCCCACCAGACCCCGCCACGACGTGCAGTCTAGCAGTATTTGCTATATCTACTCCGCTCCTACGTACCCAGAACGACAGCTCTTTGGAGCTAGCACTACCGCTAGTCAACTCTACCGAGAGTTCAAAGTTATACACCCCTGAGTAAAGTGGGGTTATTTGTGTCTTTGGTGTCCCCGTTATACTTATAGCTTCGCCTAAATACGTATTCTCAAATTGTAGCGCATACGCTGTGTTTATAACGCTGGCAGTCTGATCTACAGTAGAGAAGAACTTAGCATTCGGAAACTCTATAAACCGGCCTCCGTACTCCCCAACCACACTGTTTACAGCACTTGATAGCAAGTTAAAAAATAGGCGTAAGATGTTATTAAGTGCATCAAGGTACGGTTTTAACGGACCTCCTGTAGGTATAGGCAGAGCAGGCGATTGAACTTTTTGTACAAGTCTTTGCGCCACTAGCCCCTCCTACCATCAGCTCTCATCTCTAACCGTGGTATACCTAGCTTCCAAGCTACACCCAGCTCAGTAGATTCCACCTTAAACGCCATCTGTCTGCCACGTAATCGCACGAAGACCTGCCCAGTAAACTCCTCAATAGGCACTGTAGCGGTACGGGTAACTGTTGACGCAGAATTACCACCTACCGATAAGGGGTTGTTGTACCCAGAACCGGAGTTCTGCATAGGAGATAAAGTCATCACCGCAGCAGGATTAGTAACCGTGGACCCTTCAAAGGTTACGTCGGGTAATACTCTATTAACAAACATGAATTTATCGCCGTCATCCAAGTCAAACTCAGAGGATAAGAGCGTAGCTGTAATTGCGCTTGCTACTGCCCCTTCTTGACTATCGTAACCTACTTCATGGTTTACCAAGTTGTTGCTGTAGGTAGCCGCCATAGGATTTTCTCGAAGATCAGAGTCTATCCAAGCACTGCGCGATAACGTGCCGTAGTACCAAATGTCCTGTAAATAGTTGTACACCACATAACGGTCATTTTGCGTTACCCCAGCAGAGCAATAGAACCACCATATCTCGTCAAACCGCTCGTTAGTGCCAGCTACTACTTGGGCATATTGAGAAGTATTAAAGTCATTAAATACATAGCTGCGAACTGAACACGGAAGTGTCTTAACCGTACCGTCGTAGGAGTAGAACTTATCCGTACCCATCCAGTAAGCGATGTTGCCTGAGTAAACCGCAGCGTTAGTGCTAGCTATAGTGATGTTGTCACCAAGAAGCTGTGCTCCCCATACCTCTGGAGCGCCTAGATATTGCATACCGTACAGGGCCGTGTCACTCCATATTAGTATTTCTTGTCGAGCTTGCAGTACAGTAATGATCTCACTACCACGCGAGAGACGTAAGCTACCAGCTTGGTTAGTCGCAGCGGGGGTCCAGTTAGTCACATCTTCTTGGTTAGACCAGCGAATAAGCATGGGATCGAGTGCCGCACTTCCTAATGCGTTTGAACCGAAACAAAAGGCAAACCGAAAAATGTCAGATACAAAGGTTTTATTAACTATAATAGGCACATCGGACGCGCCGCCTAAAGAAGTGACGTACACCGCACGAGTATTTACCCCGGTGCTTGCGTCCCAATAAAACAATGAACCACCACGGTAACCAAAGAACAAATCTTCACCGAAGTTAGCCTGACTCCAAAGCCGCATAGGAGCAAGCGTAGTGCCGCCAACACCCCAAGTACCAGCACCCCAAGTACCAGCACTCCACCCAGTAAACGGCAAGGCAATTTCGCTACCTATGTTTATTTGGTAAGCCGCCGTAACTGTGCCGCCCCCCGTGGCACTAGACGATGCCGTAGCCGCCGCAGTTATGTTGTAAGAGTTATCATTTATACGACTAATCTGGAACTCGCCGTTTAAAGTCAGTCCACCCACTGCTGAAGCGCCACTAAACGTAACAAAGTCATTCTGAAGCGCACCGTGTGCATTGTCAGTTACAAGGACAGTTGTAGAGCCTGAAGTAGTGGTAAACGGGTTAGTCAGCGTTGCTGTGGCACGGATGGGAGTAATGTCGAAGTAAGCTCCACCACGCTCTATGTAGTACTTGAGGTTAGTACCTACAGAAACAAGATTCTGCTGTTGCAGAGTGACCCAGTTAAGCATAGACCGGCATACGCCTAAAAACGTAGCGGCAGACAGACGTACCCAACCGCCTATCTTCTGAGGCATACCCCGTCTAAAACGCACTTTATCAGTCTCATACCAGCCACCTTCAGCAGCGTAGCGCGTGTTTTCGCGGTCAACTCCGGGGTTAAACTTTAGTTTCTGTAGTGGCATAGCTCAACCTTATTCTACGTACTCGCCTGTGGCGATCATAGATGCGAGTTCAACAGAGCGGCCCTTTACGGTACGGCTCCAGTCAGAGTTTAAGAATTCATCTGAGGCAGTTGTATAGTCTGCCTTTTCCATCGCATCTAGTGCCATTACGAATTTGCGTAGCTTCGTAGCACCGAGGTTAAAGCTGATGTCAATCATAGCATCTTTTCGCACGTCATCCAGATCGTTAAACCAGCCGTACTCCGAGCTTAACTCCTTAATTACACGCTCGATGTCTTGCTCTAGCAAGAAGTCTACTTCTTTGTCTGAAAGTCCTAGACCCCCGTTAACATCTACATTCCTGCCAATACCTATTGTCCAGTGGCCTGCCGAGCATTTGTAGATAAGGTGACGGCCATTAGTAACA